AAAAAAAATTCACCAAATACGTTTTTAATATGTATAGTATTTAAAACGTGTAAAACGTACAGTAAAAACTTTGCATACAATTGAACGGGGGAAGGAATCACGCTTCTTGTTAAAACATCAGATTATACTTCCAAAGTATGCAGATACTTTATGTAATGCACTTACCATTCTTTTGAAACTTTTGTTTTTTAGGGATTCCATAAAGACCATTGATTGCCATGAGCGCCGTGTCACATATATCGTCAGCCTTTTTATGTGACAATACAAAAGGTAACCATTTTTCTTTATGGTCTTGAGAAAATTTAGTCTCTAGAAACCATTTAGTGTATTGAACACTAAGCCATTTTCTTTGCGCGTAAGCACCTTTCAATTTACATACAAGTTCAGGACCAGTATAAGCTTTTAACTTTTGTGAAGCTCTTACAAAACGAATAGTTGTATCTGTTTCTTTATACAATTCTACTAGTTTACCGTAAAGTAAATGACTCGTAAATATAGCCTTTCGATTTATCTTGGGTTGAAGTTCAATTAATATCTGTTTTACATTTGTAAAAATATCTTTGTTATCATTAAAAATTTCTTGAATCTTAGTTAATACAATTTTAGCTATATCTTGTAATAAATAATCATTAATTGCTTTTTTTTTAAAACTATTCAGCTTGGTAGTAAATGCTATATTCTTAGGAAAATGTGTTTTACAACAATATTTATACTCATCATCCATTAAATATTTACATGTACACTTTTTACCACACACTTTACCACTTTTTTGCACACCCTCGCACGTATAATCATCTGAATTTAACGTATTATATACATCCCATAAATGTATATCGTATGTAGATATATCTTGTTTTTCTACTGCACTCATAATACACATTGCTAGATTTCTTAAGCCGATATCTATAGTCAATATCATATATTATATAAATTATATTATATAAATATTCATAACGAATGTATTTTTCCGAATAGTCCGGTATATGTGTGTTAGTTATGTGTATTTTTGAATCTCGTATAAATCACTATACCTATAACAAAAATATAACCAATAATTATATGGTGAAATAATTTTAAAACGTTTTATAAATTTATACACTATACTGTACGATATTTCTAATTCTTGTTTATAATAGTTACTAAAGAGAAAAATATGATTATTAATAATGGGTAAGGTAGGTCTTTTAATTATTTGATTTATAAAAAAATTTGTTAATATAGGTAAATTCACATTAGTCATAAAAAAAGGTGACATTTTAAATCTAGATTTCATATCTTCTAACATATATAAAACATCATCTTTATAATAATCTAAAAAATCGTCATGTGTAAATTCTGATTCGTATTCATCCACTTCTTCAAAATCACTATACATAAGTTTTTTGATAATTGTTTTTATTATTGTAAAAATTTTTGTTTTTAAATTTAATGGTAATTAAAATAAATTATTAAAATTAAAATTTATTTTATTATACTATATTAAAACAAAAGTATGGCGAAAATACTAGATTTTCTTCAATCAAGTGGTATAGTAAATGTTTTACTAGCAGTTATTGTAATTGTTCTTATATACGTATATATGAAAGGTTCCCTTTTTGAAAGTTTAGAAAATATTTCAGAAGAACTTCAAATGGCTCCAGTCCAACAACCTTCATTGCCTTCATTAGCTTTAGGAAATGGACTAGAACTACAACAAGAACAACCAGTCGTTGTAGATGAACAACAAAAACAAATTGATAGAGTAGTTGCTGGAACTACTCAATTGGGAGCAGAAGATTTGTTGCCAAAATACGATGATGCAAACGAATTCGCCAAAGAAAACCCAGTATCTAAATTATTAAAGGAACAAAATTTCTTAATCAGCGGTTATCACGTTGGGATTAATACGGTAATGCAGAGTAATAAAATCGCGTATCACGATATACGATCATTGCCACCTGTCCCTAAAGAAAGCGTTGGACCATGGAATCAAAGCAGTTATGAGCAAAGCCCTGCTCAATTGCGAAGACAATTTGAAATCGGTGTCTAAATAAAAGATCTTTATTGTAATTATAAACAAAAAATGCCACTTTTGACAAATCGGAGTTTAAAGATAAAAAATCATTATAAATTATAAAAATATAATGAATTTGGAAAGACTTGATATAGTACAATTAATTGAAAACAATCCTTTAGAAAAATTATCTAACCATTATCAAACACAATTACTTGATAGAATAAAAGAAACGTTTAGTGATTCCGACCAACAACTTTTTATAGCAAGTTTTTATTGTTACTTGAAATACGATTGTAAAACAGATTTTATAATTGATATGGATGATATATGGAAATGGTTAGGTTTTAGTCGAAGAGATCATTGTAAACGTGTAGTAGAAAAACATTTTACAAATGACATTGATTATAAAATCTTGCTCCCCCAAATTGGGGAGCAAGTTCATGGTGGTCATAATAAAGAAAAAACATTAATGAATGTAGAAACATTTAAATCGTTGTGTTTATTAGCCAATACAGAACGGAGTAAATCTATAAGAAAATACTATTATAAATTAGAACAATTATTACACGGATTACTTGAAGAACAAGCAAATGAATTACAAAAGCAATTAGAAGAACAAAAAACCTTAGTAGAAGAGCAAGAAAAAAGAATTAAATTATTAGAAAATAAACCAGAAACAGAAGGATTTTGTACAAAACCTGGTTATATATATTTAACTAAAGATACTTCAAGTGTAGGTTCATATAAAATAGGTTTATGTGATAATCCAGTCAAACGTTTAACAACATTAAATATTTCTTCTAGTCAAAAAACATTAGGATTTGTTGGTGTATTTAAATGTAAAAACATGAAATCAGCTGAAAAAATAATTCATGTATTACTAGAACCATTCAAAATAAAAAAGCGTAATGACGAATCTACAAGATTCGATAGCTCTGCTTGGTTTTATTTTCCTAATGATATAGATATAAATTATGCCATTCATATAATTAAGAAAAGTATTGGTATTACTGATAATTATGATTTTTTAGATTACAATTTATTTAAAATATATGCAGAAAAATTACCATTAGAAATAGTAGATAATGATCAGAAAACAAAAAAATATACAAATTCTAATTTTTTAACTCATCCTAATAAATTAAGTCAATATAATGGTGTTTCGTGGTGTATAAAAAATAATAAATGGGCTTCAAGAATAGGTTATGATAATAAGATTATTTTTCTGGGAGTTTATACTACAGAAGTTGAAGCTGCAGTAGTTTACAATGACTATGCTAGTTATTTAAATAAAACACAAAATACAAATTATCAATTAAATGAAATAGAAGATTACATCTCAAATCCGCGTGATATACTAGAAGAAAATTATAAAAACAAGTATGAAAATAAAACTTCAAGTTTTAATGGTGTATATTTTATAAGATCTAAAGGGATATTTGAAGCAAGTATTCAATATAAAAAGAAAAGTTTTAAATTGATAAAAAACGAATTGGATCTAGAATGTGCTAAAGTATATAATGAACAAGCTTTGTATTTCAATAATAATTTTAAAACAAATTATAAATTAAACGACATTACCAATTTTATAACTGTTGAAAAAAATCATATAAGCGAATTAGAAATTACAAAAAAACAACGTTATTCGCGATTTACTGGTGTTACTATACGAAATGATTCTGGTAAATTTAGAGCATATATTAAATATAACAGAAAAGTAATTAATTGCGGTACATTTAAAGATGAAATAGATGCAGCAAAAGCATATAATCTAAAAGCAGAAGAGTTAAATAAACTAGAAACTACTAAAATCAAATATGAATTAAATAATTTAGAATTTTAAAAACTCACTTTTGATTTTAATTAAGCTTTTTCTTTGGTAAACTACAAGTTTTTGATTGCTTAGAGCAAACTGCTCTAATACTTTCATATTTTTCCAAGACTTCTTTAAAAGGAGGAGATGATTGTGTTACTAGGGTTTTTTCTTTAAATTCTTCTAATTTTTTATAATACATTTCTTTTCGTTGTTTTGTAGGTGGTCTTGAATAGTACATTTTTTTTAAACGAAGTTTTTCAGTATTGTAACATTGTTTTTCTTGTGAAATTAATTTTTTATTAACTTTGTCTCGGATATTATACAACCATTTCATTAAATCTATACGTGATCCCATAGAGTTTTCTATAGGCAATTCTTCGCAAAATTTTTTAAATGAATCACGGCAAAATATACAAGGCATTGTATAAGCTAAACTTAATATCATGTTTTTAAAATGTTTTTTAATAACTAAATGATGTTTATCCTTTTCGTTTATTTGTGGTGGGTATCCTCCCATAATACATGAGAATAAGAAATACCAACCACTTGGACCCCACATTTTAGTAGATAGCCCAGAGGTTGACGTATAATTATCATATTTAGTGTACATATATATTATTATACATGCAAAAAAATTAAGGCAAAAAAAAATAAAAAATTTATAAATAAATATAAAATACACAAAGGTCAAGATGAATGAAAAATGTTTATTAGATGTGTATTATTATATTGACGTAGATGGTGATGTTGAATTTATAGAACAGAGTTTAAAATTACAGTTAACTTTAAATTGTAATAGTCATAGTATTAACAAGTTAGTAAATTATAAAAAGGGGGGTAGGGAACACGACCCACACCTCAAAGGTGGTACCTTGCCTTTTATCGAAGTCTTCGGTAAATGTAAAGACGACATTATCAAAAATGGTTTGTTAACATTTAATGAAATGTTTAAAAATTTAAAATTAAAATCGACTAATGAAACATGGTTTTTTTATATATCAACTGGTAATGTTAAAGATATATATAGTAATGTCTTTATAGTATTATTGAATAGAAATCCAAGAGAACAAAAATGCTGCTATATTATAAATAAAGACAATATAGAACAAACAATTAACGCGAACACTTTATCTAATACAAAAGTGGCATCTGTGACAATACGTGAAGTATTAAAAAGTGAAAAAACTATTACTTATACAAATTTAAATTAATTTAAAAAGTAAGTTTATGGTATTTTTATTAAATGTACGAGTGGAAATTTCATAAAAGTGACTGTTGTTATACCGTGTAAAAAAACTAATGCATAATCTTGATCTATTTTATAGTCTTTAATTTCACCTATATATCCTTTGTAAATATTTAGCATACTATTCGGTACATTGACAATTCTGACCATATCACCACGTTTTATATATAAGTGAGCCTGTTCCATTTCACGTTTTTGGGTTTCCTTTAGTGCATTGACGGTTACATTGAAGTCCTCTGTTTGGTGTTCACGTGTCGTTTTAGTTTTTCGTTTAGATTTTTTTGAATCGTCATCATCTGTTGATTTTTGTAAAAATTGAAAGAAATCCATTTAAAAGTAATAAACTATTAGTTTTAAATAAATACAAATTTCCTTGAGAAATGATGAATTTTGAAGTAATCTTAAATATAATTTACAACTTTTTTTTTAGAAGTTTTTTCCAAGTAGTTAGGGTGTTTGTAGAGGTATACTTGTATTTTACAAAAAGATTAGATAATATTGTTGAAATTAGTAATGTGCATGTATTGTATCATTATATAACATATAATGTAATTAAAAATAATAAGAATTACAAGGTTGTTTTTTCATCTACTTGTGATAAAAAAGTACAAGAACATATTTTGGATTTTAAACTAAATAATGATCTTTGCTTAACTGCTAAAAATTTAATTGTAAATTGTCATTTAAATTTGTCTTCTAGTGAAGGTAATGACAACGTAGATATGTTTGATATAACAGAATATGTTAGATATTTTTGTTATTATTTTGACAAAGATGAAAAATTTGATATGTTTTTAAATTATTTAGAATATAAACACGATATTGATTTAAGTTTGTATAAAGAAATAACATTACATATGAATGATTTTGATTTTTCAGAAAAAGTATACTGTATAAAAGAATCAAGGAATATGATGTTTAGGGATATTTTTAGAAAAGTAAGGTAAACGTTATATTTTATTGTATTTATATACTTTAAATGAAAAAAATAATAAATACGTTGATATTAAGCGGTGGTGGAGTAAAAGGTATAGCATATATAGGAGCATTGAAATATTTAGATGAATTAAAGACAAAAGAAGACCTAAAGGTTGATATAAATATTCAGGAAATTTTGGGTGTATCAGTTGGAAGTATAGTAGGATTATTGTATATATTAGGATATACATATGATGAATTGGTTGATGAAATTGTATCAAAAAATTTATCAGATTTAAAACAATTTCGTATAAAAAATTTTTTACAAAGATATGGTTTTGATTCTGGGATAAGAATTGTAAATTGGATAGAGACCTTGATTATTGGAAAAGGATATTCTAAAGATATTACATTTGCTGATATTTATACCAACTTTGGTATTAATTTTAGAGTTGTTGCTACAAATTTAAATAAATACAAAACAGAAGTTTTTGATAAAAATTCATCTCCATCTTTACGAGTAATACGAGCTATTAGAATGTCAATTGGAATACCATTAGTATTTACAGTTACAAAATATCGAAGTGAGTGTTATGTAGATGGAGGATTAATTAATAATTATCCTATAAAAGAATATGATAGTAAATTAGATAACGTGTTAGGTTTAAAATTAGTAACGCGGGGTGAATTTCATCAAATTGATGAATCTATAGATTCTTTTTATACTTATTTAGGAAATTTAATTACGTGTTATATGGTACAAAAAGAAAGAGAAACAACATTGTCTTATAAATATAGAGATCATACTATAGGTATAGAAACGCAAAGTGTAACTAGTTCTATTAATTTTTCTTTAAATGAAGAGCGTAAACGTAATTTAATTGATATTGGCTACTGTGCTGCAAAAGAGTATTTTGAAATGGGTATGAATAAGTAAGATTAACGAAGACTGTCGTAAGACAACAACGTAAATTTTATACAAGATTTTGAGGCGTTTTATCAAAAACATTTTTTGTTACTATAATTATATAGCAGTGGTTCTAAATGAAATTTCAAAAATTATTAAATAATAAACGTCCCTTAGGTGTATATTTCCAATCGTGGTCGTGTCCTTGGGCAAGTTCTGGTGCGGCTTTAGATTTATCAAAAGTACCTGCTCCAATTAATGTAGTGTTTTTATCTTTTATAAAACCAAATAGTAATTATGTAAAGGGATCTAACACTTTTACTGGTACTGGTTTGGATTTTTCATCTGATTTTTCTGTAGTAAAAGAAGCTATTCAAATCCTACGCAAAAGAAATGTTGTTGTAATGTTAAGTGTAGGTGGTGCTACATATCCATTCGATGGATTTAATCCTAGAGCCGTTGTTGATTTTGCAAATGATTTAGGTGTAGACGGTATTGATATTGACTGGGAACCTCACGGTGGTGCTCAAGAAGCTCATTTGTTAGGCCCTATTATAAATGGAGTAAGAAGTATATACCCTGAAGGTTTAGTTTCAATAGCTGCATTTTCTATAGGTGCATATGGCGTTGGTGAATTTGCTAATGCAGCTCCTTCTGGACAAAATACAGGAATGTGCATCCCTGGTTTACAATCAAATGGAAAAGATTTAGATTTTATCTGTTTAATGAGTTACGATGCAAGTCCAGTATACGATCCTGTTACAGCATTTAAGTCATATAGAAGTTATTATAATGGACCTATATTGATTGGTGCAGAAGTACCACCTGAAGCTTGGGGTGGTCACGTGATAACTATTTCTGAAGTTGAAAGATATTCTAAAGCTGTTGTTAGTGATAAAAATCCTACAAATGGATTATTTGTTTGGAGTTATCAAAAAGGTGGTGAGCCAAGTTCAATGTCTATTATTAACACTGCTCAAAAAATTTTTAACCAATCAGCTCCACAACCAACTCCAGCAAAACCAACTCCAGCAAAACCAACTCCAGCAAAACCAACTCCAGCAAAACCAACTCCAGCACCAGCTTTGGCTGCAAATTGGATGCCTAACACGGCGTATAAAATAGGTCAAAATGTTATGTACGCTGGATCTTGTTATCAATGTAGACAATCACATACTTCTATAGTTACTTGGGAACCTAGTATTCATACGCAGGCTTTGTGGTTAAAATTGTAAAAATCTTCTTTGCGTTTAAATCATTTAATATTTTAATTTTTTATTGCATATTAAGTTTTATTTTTTATATAAATTATGGTTTGATTTTATATAAAAAAATAAGATTTCAGTTAAAAGTTTTACAATTTATATTTTGATTTTAAGTGTGTTTTATTAAGTTAATTTAGTAATTTTTTTTTCTTTTTGAATATTATAAAAACAAAAAAAAAATGGGTGGTGGATTAATGCAATTGGTCGCTTATGGAGCACAGGATATTTACCTTAAAATCCAGTAGGGTATAAAAACATCAGGGAATATTGAAAAAATAAGATATTTATAAAGCCTTTTGTGGAACTTGTTTCCACTGATGTTAATTAGGGAAATAATTAAATAATAATTATTTGAAAACCCCTAGTAAGAAAATCAAATTGCTGGAAACTCCTAAAGCTTATTTTACTAAGCATAATTCGTGAGAATTGTGTGGCCAAGACAAAAACTTGGGTAGTGACGTTAGTCGCAAGAAGTAATAATTTTAAAGATTATTAGTTCTTCAGTAAAAATAAATAAGATGAAATTAAAATTAATAATTTTAATTAAATGGACAATCAGCATCCAAGTTTCTTTAAAAATGAAATTTTTTTATATTTTAAAATTAATATGGAAGAACGAACATGTGATAATTGTTTTTTAAATAAAACAATAGATAAATATAGAAAATATACAGAAAGAGATGATTCATTTTCGAAAACATGCAAGAAATGTTTAAATGAAAAGGATAAAAATAGGAAAAAAATAAAAAGGCAAAATAAGATAATGACAATTATGGCAAAATGTGAAAAATGTAATGAAGAAAAAACATTAATAAATTTTGCTAAATTGAAAAAGTTTTATAAAAAGAAAATTTGTCTACTTTGTTATCCTAAGTTTTTAACAGAACAGAAAACTGAATGGTGTAGAAATGAGAGCAAATCTAATATTAATTATAGATTAAAAAAATCATTAGCTGCAAGATTAAGAACTGTTTTAATTAAAAATGATTCGACAATGAATTATATAGGATGTAATATTCAATATTTAAGAGAGTGGTTTGAATATAATTTTACCAATGAAATGACTTGGGATAATTATGGTTCATACTGGTCTATAGATCACGTTTTACCAGTTAATAAATTTGATTTAACAGATGAAAATTCTAAATTGAGATGTTGGAATTGGAGTAATTTAGTACCAGTTACTGTAAAATACAATTCATCTAAAAAATCATCGTTTGATATACCTTTACCGAAGTCTTCGATAAAAGGCAAGGTAGATCAAATAAATAATATTAAAAAAAAATTAGAAAAATTTAAAGAAGAAGGTTCAACGACTAAATGGTTTTCGGAAGAATTTTTATTAGATTTTGACACATTTGATATAAATTCTTTTTAAGATATAGTCTAATCCTTATTGAAAAATAAGGTAGAGGAAATGTACTGGAAATCCTCAAATTACTTAAAAAATTGAGTAAAAAAGTAGTCAGCTATAACTATTAGGATATGTTATAGAAAAATCTGTTATTATTCCTATATTAATCATTGAAGTCTCTACCAGCTTATTTTATCCCTTGATTAATAATAAAACTACTAGTGAATCTAAAAAAAATTAGATTTGCGACATTATCAAATTGCGGGAAAACCCTAAAGCTTAAAATACCAAATTAATTTTGAAAAGAATTAATGGCCAAGAATAGAACTTGGGTATGGTAATAACTTTTAAGATAAAATCTTTAATTAGATTTAAATGGGCAATCCGCAGCCAAAAAACTAAATTGTAAAAAATTTGAATTTTAATTTATTTTTCTTAAAGAATATGAATATTTTACATAATAAAGGTGAAATTTATAAAATAACTTCACCTTGTGGGAAATTATATATTGGTCAAACAAAATGTTTAGGACAAAGAAAAGATAAATTTATTATTTGGGGAACTCAAAAAAGATGGAAAGCTCATATTAATGAAGCTAATTCTTTAAAAAGAGAAGGATGTTTAAAATTAAATAATTGTATAAATAAATATAAAGCTGATAATTTTGTTGTGGAAGTTTTATTAATTTGTGATATTGAATATTTAGATTATTACGAATCATATATGATAACTGAATATAATACAATGTATCCAAATGGGTTAAATTTAAAAACAGGTGGTACTAACGGAATTATTTTTTCGGAAGAAACTAAATTAAAAATGTCTAATTCAGCAAAAGGTAGAACTTTTTCAAGTGATACTATAGAAAAAATTAGACAAGGTAATTTAGGTAAAATTGTTTCAGATGAAACAAGAGAAAAATTACGTATAGCTATTACAGGTAAAAAATTAACTGATGAACATAAACAAAAAATTAGTGATTTTCAAAAAGATTTCTTACAACCTAAGAGAAAGCATTTTGGATTGCCTAAATATATTTATAGAATAAATTATTTAAATAAACAAGGGTATATGATTAGAAACCATCCTTCAATACCGAATAAATATTTTGTATCTTCTAACATTTCAATTGAAGAAAAACTAAAATTAGCAAAGCAATATTTACAACAAGTTTAAGGTTCAACGACTAAACGGTAATGGGTGAATTCATATGAATTTGCTTAAGATATAGTCTAGTCCCTAATTTCCATATGGAAATTTAAATATACCGAAAGGTAGGGTATAAACGTTTTCAAAGTTGTCTTAAATTAACTTCATTAGGACATAAGAGTAAATTTTAAAAGAATTTGCTAGTAAATGTTTTAAAACATTTGCGACACTTCCAAATTGACGGGAAACTCCTGCATTCCTATGGAATGGCAGTGAAATTAAAGATTTTAATCTTTAATTTTGTTGTAGAGTCTAAACTACCACTTTTATTTAGAAATATTTAAAAGGACCACGGTTAATAGCCGTTCCCACGCATACTAGGTATGCCAGTGCAAATTTGTTAAACAAATTGTACTGTGGTAAAAATGTTTAGAATTGGACAATCCGCAGCCAAGCACCTAAAGTCGTTAAATAAACTAAAATAAACTTTAGTTTGTTTTATTGATAAGACTATGGTGAAGGTTCAACGACTAAATGCTAGTGGGTTTGAAGAGTTTAATCAACTCTAATGATAACTTAAGATATAGTCTACTCCCTAATTTCCATATGGAAATTTAAATATACCGAAAGGTAGGGTATAAAGGATCGAAGACACACAAATTTCGCTATCGAATCTATTGAACAAACCTTTAACGGAACTGTAGATTTCGGACGAAAAGTTTCATGCACTGTTTCAAGAAATGGTGATCTCATCCACAAAGTTTATCTTCAAGTTGATCTTCCAGCTTTGGATGGAACCAACGTCGGATGGGTTGCTCAAGTTGGTCACGCTTTGATCGACGAAGTTTCTATCGAAATTGGTGGTCAAACTATTGACAAACATTATGGTGATTGGCTCATTATTTGGAATGAATTGACCCAAACATCTGAAAAAGCAGATGGTTATAACGAGATGATTGGTAACGTAACTGCTCTTACCAGCGTTGCTGATGGAACTTCCCCAGCATCAACCCTTTACATTCCACTTCAATTTTGGTTTTGCAGAAATCCAGGTCTTGCTCTTCCACTTATCGCGCTTCAATATCACGAAGTCAAATTCAACATTACCTTTGCTTCCCTTGCATCGATAGTTAAGGGATCTGGATATGGATCTCCAGCTTTGGATGCTTCATTGTATGTTGATTATATTTACCTTGATACTGATGAACGAAGACAATTTGCTCAAGTTCAACACGAATATTTGATTGAACAACTTCAATTTACTGGTGCTGAATCAGTTTCTTCTGGGTCCAGTTCTCTCAAGAGCAAACTTGCTCTTAACCATCCTTGTAAGGAACTTGTTTGGGTTATTCACGAAGATGATAATGACCCAGCTGATTTTTCAAGTGACTCTGGTTCTGCTATCAATGGAAACACTGTTGTTGATGCTAAACTTCAGCTTAATGGTCAAGATCGTTTCTCTACTAGAGCAGGATCTTACTTTAACCTTGTTCAACCATATCAACATCATACTAGAGTCCCATCTGATGGTATCTACGTATACTCGTTTGCTCTTAACCCAGAGCAACATCAACCTTCTGGAACTGTAAACATGTCCAGAATTGATAACGCTACTCTTCAACTTTCCGTTGATGTTAATGACTCTGCAAAACTTCGTGTTTACGCAGTTAATTACAACGTCCTCAGAATTATGGCTGGAATGGGTGGGCTTGCTTTAAGATTAATATTAATAATATTAGAACAGAGCATAAGAGTAAGTTTTGAAAAGAAACTTGCTAGTGAAGTATATAATACTTTGCAACACTTCCAAATTGTCGGGGAACTCCTTAGAGCCTAAACTACCATTCTTATATTGAAAGATATAAGAAGAACACGGTTAATTACCGTACCCAATGGTAAAAAAGTTTAGGATTGGACAATCCGCAGCCAAGCACCTAAAGTCGCTATGATAAGACTATGGTGAAGGTTCAACGACTAGACGCTAGTGGGTTTGAGAGGTTTAATCAACTTCTATGATAACTTAAGGTATAGTCTACTCCCTATTAAATACATCGAAAGATGGGGTATAAAGGATTCAAATTAATTTGTATCAAACTTACATTTTATACATTACGTATAATTATATTAAAAATTGAAAATGATATCTATTTTAATAATTTTAAGATTATTAATATGGA